GCTTTCGATGTCGGGGGGAGCCATGGGTGACATAGCCAGCCAAGTCGGGTCTTTGCGGTAGTAGACGATTAGATCTTTGGTCAGTTCGGGTATGTGGTAGTCGGTCACAAGGCTCGCTCTTCGTCGTCGTTGGGGTCGACGCCCCACCTACAGCAGACCTTACTGGCTGTGCCCCCGGCGAGGTCTGCCGCGTGCCGAACGCCCTCTTTCTGCACGTTGGAGGTGAAATGCCCACCCTCTGCCGCAGTAGCCATCTTCGGGATCTGAGAGCAGAGCCATGCGGAGCAATCGTGACACAAGGTGAAGGTCTCCGGTCCCTCACCCATGTAAGCCTCCGTGTCCCAGAACCCCCCGTAGTACCCACGGGCCGTCATGGAGAGGCCGCCGATGAACTGCGTGCCGAAGTCGTCTTCGGTCTCGTCCTCAAAGACGGAGCGAGTGCCGACGCCGCAACGGTCGCATGGGTTGCGCTTCGCTGGATCAACTGGTGGTGGTGTGTACTTCACGTCCAGATTGTCTTTCTGATGAGATGGGGAGCCGTTTTGCCTCTTGCTCAGGAGGTCGATGGCCCCTGAGCCATCTGGTTGTACTTCTACCTTACAAGGGATGGGAGACAAGCACAACTCTTGACGCAGAAACAACTGGTGGCCCCGTCGAGATTTCTACCCAAGGTTGTACGATGTTGGCGTGTCAAGCAAACTGTCGCTCGCAGATGACCACCTCGTACTTGACTTTCCCTACGACGCTGAACAAATCGCGGAGGTAAGGTCAGTCGACGGGTGTAAATGGGACAAAGTCAACCGCGTTTGGCGTGCGCCCATCACCTCACTACAAGCGGTGCGGGGCTTCGCAGCGGCACACGAGTTCGAGATAGACACCGATGTTCTCCTTTTGACCCTTCCCGTTCATCGAACGCCAGACAAGCGCATCTTCATGAAGGACGGATTCATCTACCTCGCCTTCGCCTACGACCGAGTGGCGATCACCTCAGCGAAGCAAATCGCCGGCATCACTTGGGACAAGGACACCAAGGCTTGGAAGGCCCCGATGACGTCTGTGGACGAGGTGATCAAATGGGGGGACATGTTCGGTGTGGAGATAGAGCCGACGGTTGTACAGGAGGCTTCGCAGGTTCAGGCCCAACTGGACGCCACCCGTGAGGCCAGCCGAGCGACTGATGCCGACATCGAGATCCCCAACATGATCGGGGCTCTATTCCCGTACCAAAGAGCCGGCGTCGCCTATGCCGTTGCTGCCCGCCGATGTTTCATCGCGGACGACATGGGCCTAGGCAAAACGTTGCAATCGTCAGGAACGCTGGAGTACCTAGAGTCGCTAGGCGAACAGGTGTTCCCTGCCGTCGTGGTGTGCCCACCGAACCTCGTGCTGAACTGGCAGAGGGAGTGGTTGACGTTCTTCCCTCAACGCAACGTCAAGGTGGTGACGAATCGCTCCGAGTTCCCGACGGACTATGAAGTGGTCATCGTCGGGTACTCCAACATTAGCACTTGGTCCCTGCAGTTGTCAAGGCACGCAGCCTACATTTTCGATGAATCTCACTACTGCAAGACCCCCACAGCCCAACGAACGAAGGTTGCGAAGAAACTCGCTCGTAGTGCTCGAGCAGCGGCCCCGATCCTTCTGTTGACGGGAACACCCATCACTAACAGGCCAGCAGAATACGCATCTCAACTTGACATCATCGGGCAGATTGACAAGTTCGGGGGGACCTGGGGCTTCTACCGCAGGTACTGCGACGCGTTCAAAGACAAGTGGGGTCAATGGCATCTGGAGGGCAACTCAAATCTTGAGGAACTGAACGACCGACTCCGCTCCACCTGCTACATCCGTCGGACTAAGCCCGAAGTAATGAAGGAGTTGCCACCCGTGGTGCACAACCCCGTGCTCTTGGTCGGTTCGGGGCCTGCGATGAAAGAGTACGCCAAAGCAGAGAGAGACATCGTTCAGTACCTCGTTGATCGGGCTCGTGCCATCGCCAAAGAGATGGGGTTGAACCATCAGTCGGCTGCCGTCCGTGCGAGGTTCCGGGCCGAGTCGTCACAGCATCTTGTCAAGATTTCGGTACTGCGCCGGCTCGCAGCGAAGGCCAAGATGATCGCTGTCGATGAGTGGCTGGAACAGCGTCTAGAGGAAGGACGCAAAGTCGTCGTCGCAGCACACCATCGGGACATTGTGGATGAGATCGCCAAGAAGCATGGCGGGTTGAAGATCCAAGGCGGGATGAAGGTGGAGGAAGTCGAAGCCGTCAAGTACCGCTTCCAGAACGAGCCCTTGTCTTCAGCCCCGGTGATCGTATTGAGCATTCAAGCGGCCAAGTCCGGTCACACTTTGACTGCAGCGCAGGACGTGTTGTTCGTTGAGAGTGCGTGGTCGCCAGCGGATAATGACCAGACTGTTGCACGCACCCATCGCATCGGACAGAAGGGGTCAGTCACGGCCACCTACCTGATGGCAGCGGGGACGATCGATGAGGCGATCTACGAACTGATAGCCCAGAAGCGAGTTGTTGTCGACGAAGCGACCGAAGGCAGCAGTTCCGGGGCCACCGGTTCGACGAGTGATCTAGTTATGTCGATGTTGGATAACGGGTTGTCACTCTGATCCATTCCCCGTAGACTCATGGTATGACCATGATGCGGAAGACAGCCACGACCGGGTTTGCGATCCTGTTCACCTACATGATCGTTGCCAACTTCTACTCAGGCCATTGGGCCCATGTAGCCAACTATTACTTTGGAGGGAACTAATGGAGCGAGGACGCAACTTTCGCCCACACGGACAGGTCAAGACCCATCACCCGAAGGGGACGCGCTGCGAGGGCGACGGCTGCACCGCATTCGTGTCGATCTACAACGATGACACCATCTGCGCCAGTTGCTACGCGAAGGTCCCCGTTGCCGAACTACCGACGGCATTCGGACAGTTCATCGGCCGATGATGAGTCCCGACACCTGCCAGTTGCACTCGTGCGACAACCCGTACATCGAAGGCACGGGCGACGACGACGAAGGCCATTGGGTCTGCGATCAGAAAGATTGCGGAACGCACCTCACCTACAGCCAGATTCGCGCTCTTAGCGACGAGGACATGGCCGAGTTCCTTCGGAAGATTGACTACCGAACAGGAGTCGCGTAATGAAGCCCGTACTGTTCCACGCCACCTTCGCGTCGATGATTGAGGAAATCAACGCTGAAGGCTTGCGCGTAGGCCCCGACGCATGCGTGTATCTCGCAGGTCCGACCTTTGCCCATGCGGCTCAGTTCCTCCAGTTTCGGCAGGACATCGAACGCTTCGATGAGGTCGAAGTCAATGGGTCGAAGTTCCGTGTGCCCGTGCCCTACGAAGAGCAGATCATCTACGGCTTCAAGATCGACACCGATGCTCTCAACCCGTTCCTCCTGCACCCGTCGTCGGATCACAATCCCGACTTCTTCGACGAGGACACGAAGTCCTACTGGTACGAGAAAGCGATCACCCCGGACCAGATGGAACTGGCCTACCAGTACGACTGTCACACCCCGGTGGGAGACTAGGGACATGGCCGGAAGCCGAGCAGAATACTCGCGCAAGTATTACGAGAAGCATAGAGAGAAGATAAAGGCGCGTTCCCTCAAGTACGGGGCGGATAACCGGGAAGCAGTCCGCAAGCAGAAGCGGGAACGGTACCGGACGAACCCTGATGTGCGAAGGGACGCAAAGGCGCGTGCTCATAAGTGGAGTGAGGCCAACCCCGAGAAGGTGTTGGAAGTGAAGCGTCGGTGGTTACAGGAGAACCCTGAAAAGCGGATCGCTGCTGTCCACAAATACCACCAAGCCCACCCGGAGAAGACCGTCAGGGCGAGGGAGAGGAGGCGCGCCGACCTTGCCGGGGTTGAGTGTGATGGGCACACCATCCCCGAACTTCACGAATACTGGAGGGCCAGAGGCATCGACCCGAAGCGTTGTACCTACTGTGACGCTTGGTACCGTCAATGGAAGAACAACTGGAAGAACTCAGTTGGTGACCATGTGCTAGCCATTCACAATGGAGGCAACCACACGGTGGACAACATCATGCCCTGCTGTATCACCTGTAACCAGTCCAAGGCTGACCGTATTCTGTATGTCGAATGGACCCCGAAGAACATGAAGGAGAAGGTGGCAGCGTGATGCCGTTCAACGAAGACGAGACCAAAGAACACACGATCACGGTGACGTTGACCGAAATGGAGTTCGGTGCGTTGGCCGGGGCTATCAGCAAGGCGATGCACCACTGGCACAGCGTTGAGCCAAGCGCACCTGCGAACTGGATGAACGAGCAGATCGCCAGAGCGTGGGAGAAGGTGCTGCAAGCGTGGTTCCCGACCAAGGATGCGAAGGTGATGAGGGAGGGCTACGAGGTCATGTTCGAACCCATCCCTGATGAGGGGGGCGATCTTGCCTCGATCACCCGCATCCATCCGGAGATGTAAGATGGAGCAGATGACCGCCACCTGCGAACCAGCCTGCAACTGTGTCGACCTGATCGTAGAGATCGAAACCTTCCTCAAGCAGACGTCGCATCGTCACATGATCGAAGCGTCTGAGATTCAGAACTTCCTGCTAGATCTACGGAATCTCGTGGAGAACGCAGAGAGCGTTGATCTGAACTAGACGGCTTTTGGCTTCGGTTCTGGCTCTGGTGGCTTCGGGGGTGTCCATGACGTTCCGCATTTCCGACGCTCCCGTGAGGTGTGGTCGGAGGTCACTTTCCCACACAACTCGCAGACCACAGCGGCCGGGTCAGTTGCACTTGCTTTGGCAGCCAAGGTTAACGGCCTTCTGACTTCAGGTACTCGTCAAACGAGATCGAATCCGGGCATTCCCCGCAGGGCCACCTTGATTGAGCGGAGTCATAAAGGCCCGAGTTCGTGTAGCGCAACCAATGACACTTGCTGCACATGATTACGGGGCTCCAGGACGGGTCGTAATCGACACAGTCGGTGAAGTCGTGCGTTTCCCACGAATGCGTTTCGATGTTCTTCTGCACCTGCTCCGGTGAGCATGTGGGCAGCGGAACGTGACGGGCGATCTTGTGGAATGCCCGGCTCACGCTGGTGGGGGATCTTCTAGGATTGGATCGAAGGTTGGCTTGCTACTTTCAAAGAGTTCGTCCACGATTGCCCGTGCATACTTCTTGCGGAGTCGCCAAATCTTCTGATTCAACTCCAGCAGGGCATCTGTCTTTCTGGCTTTTTCCATGATCTGGTGGTCGTACACACCGTGACGCTTGAACATCACGTCATCCAGATCGGGCTGTTCGATGATGATGTCGGAAATCCAGTTAGCCCGTTCGTCGATCTTCATCATTAGATCGCACAAGCCATCCTGTCCGAACTCAGAATAGACGCGGGCTGCGACAGTCTCTACGAGATGTGACCGGTACACCTGTTCGACGTTGAGGGAGGACGCCATGAACTCGCTGATGAAGTTGACCAGTTCTTCACGACTGGGTTCCCGAGGTTCAATCTCAACGTCTTCAGACTCCGGCCCCGTGCTGTCGTCGTCATTCATCGGAAGTCTCCCGTGGTTCAGCATTGCCGGATACTCCCATTCTACAAGCGTGCAGGTCGCTCAGGAGGAGGACGGTCCCCAGCAGTGCTGTGACGGGTTCCAATGGTGGACGCCACTGGAGTAGTAGAGCCATGCGGCGACTGCAACATTGGCTCGTCCATGAAATGGATGATAGTCACCCCACCCGGCTTTGTCAGAGCGTTCGGCCCAGTATCTGGCTAGGTGCTGGAACCAGCCGACGGCTAGTGCGTCGGACACCACGTCTGAACCAACGTGATGGGTTTGTCCGCTGGATTCGCAGAAGGCAATCATGAGAGCCAATGCTCTGTCTTCTGGGAGGAAGTACTCGTTGATCAGTTCTTCCAAAGTGGGGAGTTCGTAGTGCCCATCACCCGGTATGCACCCGTGTGAACACGGCGTCAGTACCTGTCCAAACTCCGGATGGTTCCGAAGGAGGAGGGTGTGTGGGCCACCAAGCGAGAGAACGTGGGCCTTGCGTGTCTGAGGTCCGTAGACGCCATCGACGGATTGCATCCCGAGTTCGATTTGAAGAGCGGTGACTTCCAGGCTCCGTTCGAAGTACCGGTACTGTTGACCGGTCATGGAGTTGGCGGATTTCTGCGGTGCCGACGTGCGCGTAATGGGTGTCGAGGGGGTCGTGGTCGGCACTTGCAGAGAACGACGTTCCGACGAACCTGATGAGGGTGGCGGGGGCACAGTGGTCGGAACGCCAGAAGGTTCGGCCGGGAGTTCGATGGGTGTCGGAACGGACACGGGCCGAGTAGTAGGTGGCACGGACGAAGCAAGTGTGGGTGTCGAGACTATTGCGGCCCGTGCCAGAACTGATGGGGGTCCGGACTCCGCTGATGCGAAGGCGAGGTTACCGGAGACCCAGATTAGGGATAGCAGGAGTCCGGAGAGTACCCGTAGGTTCCAATTCGTCATGAGTGACAGTTTACGGTATCTATTGACTCAAGAGGTGGAATCTTCGACGAACGTCTCCTCAGCAGCCAACTTGGCCTCGATGAACTGGCCGACATCCTGAAGGTCGAAGGACACGTTGATCTTGCCATCCGTAGTAGGCAAGACCTCCATTCCCATCGACTCCAGCATCACAGAGGCGAGGTACTGATGCTCATCAACGAGGTCGTCAACATCGGCTTCGTCCAGTTCGTCGTCGACGAACAGCATGAAGTACTCAACCATGTGGTTGAGGATCTTGAGTCGGGCATCACTTGAGGAAGTCATAGGGTCCAGCCTACACATGGGTTGAAATAAGCGCAACTGACCGATCCGAACCAGTGTGGTAGCCCCGACACCCGTGGTAGGGTGACCGCACCCAAACGGGGGCTTGCCCCCACTACACAGGAGCAGAGCACATGGTTGCATTTTCCCCGGCGATTATCGTTGGGAACCTCACCCGTGATCCAGAGTTGAACTACACGGACGGTGGTCTAGCGCGGTTGAACTTCTCAATAGCGTCGAACCACTATTACAACGACGCGAAGGGCGAGAAGCAGGAGAAAACGTCGTTCTTCAACTGCACCGCGTGGCGGTACACAGCAGAGGACGCAGCCGACGTCCTTGAGAAGGGCATCGGCGTGATCGTTCAGGGCCGGCTCGAACAGCGGTCCTGGGACGACAAGGAAGGCAACAAGCGCTCAAGCGTCGAACTCATTGTCGACCACGTCGGAGTGCTGTGCCGATCCATTGAGTCTTTGGAGCGCAAGGTGCGCACCCAGGAGGGCGGTGCTCAAGGTGCCTCGTCGCCTCGTGCGAACAAGGCCCGGCAGCCGGTTTCGGTTGGAGCGGAGGAAGACCCACCCTTCTAGGGCGCAACCCATCCATCGAAAGGGCCCCCCGGTTACGGCCGGGGGGTTTCCTTTTGCGTTCAGTCGAAGAATGGGGCGCCATCGTTCGGGTACTCTGAGTCGATGACGACTGAGCATCGGAAAGCACCCCGTCGGAGGGTGGAGAGCATCGAGCGGGTAGGTGCGTGGGGGAAGGTCAAATATCACCATCACCTCAAGTGCGGTCACGTTGAGGTCAGGCCCCGTGCCTCGAAGGCACCCGTGATCGCATGTGCGTGGTGTCTCAGGGTGGCAGCGAAGGAAATCGAACTCGTAGCCGCAACATCTGGAAAATCCAGCGTGTCGGCTATTGACTACGACATGGAACTGAGGAAGAATGAAATCGAAGTCGCTCAACTCCGTGCCGCACTGGCAAAAGCGTTGGGCGTCCCGAACGAAGCAGTAGACGTCGTAGTCGCCGAAGAGGAATCGAAACAACTCGTGGTCCAATCAGCAGTCATCTTCCTGACTGCCGCAGACGCGTTACGGATTACCCGTGCGTAGTACGGCGATACATGCACCCCAGGGTGGAGCGTGCGAAGGCAAGCCCACAGAGTGGTGGTTCCCGGAGATCTCACGGGACATGACAGATCAGGAACGGCAGACGGTCACAGACGTTGCCGACCACGCGAAGCAGATCTGCAAGGGTTGTCCAGTCGTGGGGGATTGCTTGAAGTACTCCCTCGAACACGAACCCTTCGGTATCTGGGGGTCGTATGACGAGCGTGACCGATTCCGGATTGGGCTTGCACAAGGGATCGTCATGACTCGCACCCGTACTGGACAGACCTTGACATCGCAGGGGCGGTGAATCGGGTTGTTTCAACACACTGATGACCTACTCTCCCGTCTGAGTGGAGTAGTCCAGAGCGCGAATGGCTGGGAAGCCAGATGCCCGTGTCGGCAAGACGATCGCAACCCATCGCTGTCGATCCACGAAAAGGACGACGGAACGGTGTTGCTGTTCTGTCATAGGAACGGGGGATGCGGAGTAGAGGACGTCTGTCGTTCCATCGACATCACTACAGCGGCACTGAAGCCGAAGGACCTTCTCGAATCCACCCGTGACAAGGCATACCCGAAAGTTGAGCGTAAGGCGCTCAAGTTCATCGCGTCGTATGACTATCAAGACGCAAGCGGAACCCTGCTGTTCCAGAAGGTTCGATACGAGGAACCCGGAGGTCGAAAGACCTTTCGGCAGCGTAAGCCTGATGGTGCCGGCGGGTGGGTATACCAGTTGGGCGATACACCCAAAGTCCTTTACAACTTACCCAACACGCTCAAGCAGAAGGAGCAAGGCGACCCCATTTGGGTTGTGGAGGGTGAGAAGGACTGTGACACGATCACCCGTATGGGTGGTTGCGCGACCACGATGCCAGGTGGTGCAGGGAAGTGGTTGGACATCCACACCGAAGCCCTTGCCGGAGGAACGATCGACATCATCGTCGACAACGACGTGGCTGGACGACCACATGCCCGTGATGTGGCAGCGCGACTCAGGGAGGCAGGTTGCGACGTAGCGATCTGGATGTGCCCCTCAGCGAAGGACATTACAGAGCATGTCCAACTAGGTGGATCAACGGAAGAACTGATCCCGTTTGTCGAAGATGACTCCGTCGAAACCCCAGTCCCGGTACTCGAATTTGACGAGGACGAAGAAGGGCCGCTGTCACCCGTAGAGGAAACGCTTTCCAAACTGCGCTCTCTGTTGGACGAGGATAAGTCGCCTGCGTTCATTATGAATCGGGCAACCCAGTTGCTGGGAGCCCGTGAGGCACCCGTGGCTGCAAACGCCGGTCGATTGGTGGACTGGGCTGAGTTCGTTGGCGAGGACGATGACGATTCTTACGACTGGCTGATACCGGGCCTACTGGAGCGTCAGGAACGGGTGATCGTCGTTGCGGCTGAGGGCGTTGGTAAGACGATGCTGTTGAGACAATGCGCGATCTTGCCGGCGATCGGCGTATCGCCGTTTTCGTTCCAGAAGATTCCACGCATTCGCACGTTGAGCGTTGACCTTGAGAATCCCGAGAAAATCATCCGTCGTACCTCTCGAACGATCATTAACGCGGCCCGTTCTTTGGGATATGCCGATAAGTCCGATGCCCACTTGTTCATGAAGCCCGATGGCTTCAATCTGTTGGAGGCCAGTGACAGACTCGCCTTGGAAGACGTGATTGAACAGGTTGAACCAGACTTGCTACTTTTGGGACCGCTGTACAAGGCGTTCATCGATCCAGGGGGTCGGACGAGTGAAGCGATCGCCACAGAGGTCGCAAAGTACCTTGACACTCTCCGCGTCATCTACGGATGTGGTCTTTGGCTGGAACACCATGCTCCACTAGGTGCCACGGCAAGCACTCGTGAACTTCGGCCGTTTGGATCGGCCGTTTGGTCTAGATGGCCAGAATTCGGAATTTCGTTAACGCCAGACCCCACTCACACGATGGAATACGTCTACACGGTGAATCACTTCAGGGGGGCCCGTGACGAACGGCATTGGCCTAGGACGATGAAGCGTGGAGTGCGATTCCCGTTCGAGGTCATGGATTGGGCCCGAACGTAGAAAGTAGAAAGCCCCCACTGGGGGGGGACCGAGTGGGGGCTCTCTGAGTGACTCCGAGGAGTAACCGGTTCGCTACATTAAGAATAACACGATGTTGGGTGTTGTCAAGGGGTACCCGTGAGTCACCCGTGGGCTGCTGCGGCCAATCGAACAAATGTTCGATTTCAGAGGGGTAGGAAAAAATTTGTAAAGTTGCTCTATGTGCTCGGTTTTTTCGGGTTCGTGCTTTAGCCCCGGTCGATTTGACCTCATAGTGCTCGAAAAAAATGGGCTTGTTCTTTCACCTGCTCGTGTTTTTTGGGTTCATGCTTTTAGCCCCGCTTCAAAAAGCCGTCTCGTGCTCAGAAAAATTTGGTTGGGGCTTTTCCCTGTAGGCAAAAATTTGGTTCGGGCTTTTCCCTAATAGGCAAAAATTTGGTTCATGCTTTTTCCTAATAGGCAAAAATCGGGTTCATGCTTTTTCCTGACTCGAAAAATCGAGTTTGGGCTTTTCCCTGACACGAAAAAATTGGATTTGGGCTTCCCTGATGCTTTCCCATATAGGGGGCCCTGGGGAACGAGAAGATGACCTACCATTGGGTCCTATGGCTGATACCTCCCAAACACTTACCCGTGAGTTCCTCGCTGAACGGGATGTTCGCGTTTTCAAGATGCGTCAGGCCGGCGTGTCCAATCAAGAGATTTCTCGTCGATTTGGGATCTCTGTAGGGGCTGTTGGAAAAGCGGTTAATCGACAACTCGAGAAATTGAACGCTGAAGCACTTATGGCGTATCCGGAAGTGCTCAGAATGGAGTTGGAGCGTTTGGACTCTCTCCAAAGTGCGATTTGGCCCCTTACTCAACATAGGCGAGTCACTTTGGATGATGGAACCGACGTATCGGTCGAACCCGACATGAAGGCCATTCAGCAGGTGCTCTCTATTATGGATAGGCGTACTAAGTTGCTTGGGATGGAAGCGCATCCGCAGTCAGAGCAAAATATCCAAATTAACGTTGGTCACCAGGAGAATATTCGGGTTTCTCTGGCGGGACATGGTGGAACCGGTTCCTTGCCTGTGGATCACTTCAATCCGGAGACCGAATCTAAGAAATTGCTAGAATTGATGGCCAGAACGGGAGTTAT